GGCGCGATGTGGGGGAGAAATTGCCGAGGGGGAGAGGTCTTCCCCCGTCTCCCCCGCCCGCCACGCCTGGGTTTGTTGCCGAGGGGGAGAATTAAGGGGGCTGCTCCTTAGAGGAGAGATGGGTGGGTTTCCCCCACCATCATCCCTCACGTCGCCTTATTCATTCATGCACGACACACGGCAACAAAGATGGAAGTATCATCCGGCAGCGCAAAGAATTATGTTGGCTGCTACTTGCAATCACTTTATTAGTGTCGTAATATCTGTGTACACCAACAGAGGAGATGTGAAGATGAAACCAGTAGCGTATGTGACGGAAGACGGGAAGATGTTAATCATGGCTGACAGCCCTAACATGTTACCAGCAGATAAAGCGGGGTTAATCCCGTTAGTCGAAGTAGCAACGGCAGAAGCCAGTTGCGACCGGGCGTTTATTGATGGTCTTAAAGCTGGCTTTAGTTTAGGCCAGACAGATGATGAATCCGGGTTTCAGGAAACACTGGAGCGATACAAACGAGAATATTAAGCGGTGGCGTGCGGGTAAGGCTGTTTGTCTGACTACCATACAAGTTCTCAACCCCGTCGCGCGCGTAACTAAGATATATCCTATTGCAGAGGTGTGAAAATGTTCAAGAAAGGCCAGCTCGTGAAATCTTATAAATACGGGTCTTGTTACATAGTGCGAGGTTATTACGATGATTCTAATATCAACATAAGCCCGGTCAGCGAACCGGAAAGAATCGTTAGATGCTTCGTTGATAGACTGTTCTTAATCGGCAACAACTACCAACCCTTCGATGACCCGCGCGCCAGGGCCGCAAGAAAAGCTAAAGGTGGGTGATTATGCTCGCGCTAAAAGATATCGTCACCTGGACGCACCCACGCAGCGGTAAGACGCACACCGGGGTAATCGTCCAGGTTTACCAGCTCAACGGCAGCGAGCGTTACATGGTGCAGGTGTGGCGTCAGTGGGCGACCCGCCCGCGCCACTACCGACCGAATCCTGCCTGGCTGAAGAAATTGCGTTGACACCCCGATACTACTCAGCTAATATGAGTATCAGTTAACCAACGTAGACAGAGACAATGAAACGCACATATGACGAAGTACCGGTGACATTTGCTGAATTGTTAGCGGAGCAATACGAAGAGCACGGCTACGCATTGCGGTGCGACGGCGACTCCAAACTGGTCTGGACTGACTTTGAGGATGAAGAATAATGGCTACTCAAGAGCAAGTAGATAAATTGTTTGATGCAATAATAGACGTGGCTGAGACACAGGCCGATTATGCTATAGCGCTTGAATCCGGTAACTATAACGCGATAGAAGCCGATGGTTCTCGCCGGTTTATCGCACGAACAGAACTGATTCAGGCACTTAAGTGTCTTCTGGAGAAAGAATAATGGCTACCCTCAAAGACCACCAGCAGGCGATGGTTGACCTGCTCGCATCCGGCAGCGGTATCCCGGCCTCTGCGTCACGTCTGGCACATGCGATGCATGATTTAATTGAGGCACATCTTGCGGTTGGTGCGGTTACGTTTGTTACAGACCCGCTTACGGGGCGTATCAGTAAGCGAGAAGACGCAACAACACCTGGCCTGAACGACAAGGCCCTGGCTGCCGATGTTGAATTTTGTATGCCCAAACCAGCAGGTACGCCAGCAGAGCGTCGCGTCAAGGAGCTTGAGAACACTATTCGTCAACTTAAGGTGAACAATGCGACGCTGAAATCGCAGAACGAAGACCTGCGTGACTACATCGGCGCTATGGCCTCTAAGTTGCACACAGCAGAGAAACAGCTTGGTCTTGTAGTTCCGGAACAAGCAGGCTGCCGTAAGGACGATACGCAGGTGTGCGACCACGAGTTCCAAGTCATTAATGGTATTTGCTGGAAGTGCGGTGTCGCGTATGTTGATGTATGTCACCAGGATAAATACAAATGACTAGCGTACTCTTCATCTGGGTCCTCAGTGCGGGCCAGCTCCATCTGGAAGGCACTGAGACATTCTACACACTAGAGGCGTGCCTCACGGCAGCACGTAACGCAGAGAACGCGCCTCTGGCCTTCGACAACAAGCCCGAAGACTTCCAGGTCCGGGCGTTCTGTAACACAAAACGATTGAATAAGGACAAGTGATTATGGTTACGAGATATACCTTAAAGTGCCGTAGCGAAATGTATGACGATGTCAACGGGGATTATGTTAGCTACGAGGATTACGCGGCTCTCAAAAAGCAAACAGACAAGTTGGTTAGGCTGCGTCGTGGTGGAACCGTTACGCCTGAAGAGATGGAGGAAATAAACAAATATGTTAATGGGTACCAGTATGACTGAATACGAAGAACGAGCCGCTGACCGCAAAGAACAGGATGAATCACTCGATGAATGGTACAGAACAGGAGAATGCCCGTATGTCACTTGCTAACGACATCCTGAAGCACACCGGTAGTCTGACGCCGTCTAATCAGACAGCTAAACGTGAGCCATTAAGCTACCCACGTAAGACGAAGCGACCTGAGCACAAGCCTAAGGACCTGCCTAAGACGGATATCCCGGGCGTGTCCTATGTGCAGGAGCGTAAAACGTGGAAAGCGTATTTCTACGACGGCAATCGTTCGCTGTCGCTTGGTGAGTTCCGTACACCGGAGCGCGCAGGCCTGGCTGTTGCTCTATACAAGTTCTGGCGTAAACGTGGCTTCCATACCTCGGAACACCGTAAACCGTCGTTCAGTCTGTATCGTCGTGCCTCAGACTATTCCTAAAAATAAGTGATTCTCTATTGACAATCTGATAATCTCCGTATGGAAACCAACCTATACGGAGTCCTCTCACCGATGGACGATAAAAACTTCTGGCTAGCGCTGGCCGCCATCTGCGGGGGTGCGGTGTACCAGGTTAAGAAAAATGAGCCGCTGTCTGTGTGGCGTCGACTCGCTCATCTGGCCGCTGGTGCGGCCGTTGCCGTCTATACCTCTCCGGGCATTATAAGCTACTATGAACTATCTAAATCAGACTGGCAGTATGCGGTGCCGTTTGTGGTTGGTATGTTCTGGCTAAAACTGTTCGAGGCCGCAGACGCATCCATCGGCAGCATAAAGCTACCCTGGAGCAAATAATATGGCGTTCCTGAATTCACCTGTTGGCGTGCTGTGCTTAATCATCATGGCCGCCATCTCGCTTATCAATATCTACGCGCACTGGATTGAAGACGGCTTCGTCGGCCGCCTGCTGTACATGGCGACTGTCCTGACCTGTGTTGCCGGACTCGCTAAGTTCACTAACAGCACTGTGCCGGAGCACCTGGCCGCTACGTTAATCGTGCTCCAGACAGCTCTGGGTGTCCGAGACGTCTGCCACCGCTTCACCCTGCGCCTGAAATACCGGAGAACCATCCATGCCAAGAAACATCAGTGATAACGGTCTGCACTTCACTGCCGCCTGGGAGAAATTCCGCGGCACTGCATACCTGGCTACCCCGGCTGAGAAGTACCTGACGATTGGGTACGGCCATTACGGCAGCGACGTAAAAGAGGGGCAGAAGATTACTGAAGGCCAGGCGCTTATCCTGCTGAACAAGGATATGGCCGCCGCCGTTAAAGCTGTCGATGCAGTAGCGCATCAGTCGCTGAACCAGTCACAGTTCGACGCGATGGTTGACCTGGTGTTTAACGCGGGGCGTGGCGTCATCGCGTCAACCACCGGAACAGGCCAGGCGCTGCGAGCTGGTGACGTGCAAACACTGCGCGCTAAATTGGCCCTGTTCATCCACCACAACGGCAAGCCAGTGCTTGGTCTGCGCCGCCGTGTTGCCGGTCGCCTGGCCCTGTTCGACGGTAAGCCGTGGCAGGAAGCGGAAAAGATTGGACGCGCGGTTAATTAGTCTGGTATAGTTAAATTCTCACGCGAAAGAGTTGCGGTTAACGAAATTCCACCAAGCCAGCCTTTGCCCCGACTAATCCTCGGGGCTTTTTTTTATCTTATTCGCAAATAATAGTTGCATAATATCTATGACCGGCCTATAGTCTGATTACACCATACAACATGAGGTCACATAGAGATGAAATACACTATTAAGAAATGGGGCGTTTTAACTGTAGTTCCCGGCGATAAAGATGGTCTTGAGATTAACCTGGCAGGATTCGAATTCGAAGGGGATTTATCTTCGGGCTTCAACCCAGAATTAGCCATGGAAGCTGTCATGGCTAGGCTACAGATTGAGATATTAAACCAATTAGCTAAAGGTGAAGTTTCTGTAAACGATATGGAGATTGTCGAATGAAAATCACCGACAAACTCGCGTTCGAAGACGCACAAATCATGGCTCGCCTGGCCGTTCACAGCATCGGTCTGGTAGCGCCAGAGTCTTACTGGTGGGCCGCGATGCAGGCTCTGAAAGCTGCGTATAAGGGGAAATGAGAATGGATTATTCAGAAAGAGCGGCACGTAAACAAAATACCCGTAACTTAGAAGCCATTGCCGAAGCACACATTGACGCCGGTGTTTATGGGCAAGGCTGGCTGAAAGTCGACGAACACGGAAACCTGCGTCGCATCGACCCAACGCTGATTATCATTCACGTTAACCCGGAGCCGGACCATGTTTGACCAATACGATTACCAGCAATACGGCGTATCTACGGCAGCACCTAAGCACGATAAGCTGAACCGCCCGATGCCGAGCCGCGAAGAACTGCTGTCACGCAATAGCTTCGGCTCTGTTAACGACAATAAGCATCTGAACAGGATGTTGGAGAAACGGAAATGACACAGACATTGCGTGACTTTATTGATGAGTACGTATGGCGCGGCGATGATGGCCTCTGGCGTTTTATGGGTCGTCTGTTCCGCCGAGAGGGGCAAGCGTGCAAGGCCGCCAGAATTGAATATCGGAGACTGAGAAAATGACTAACCAAGAATACGAAGCCGCCAGCATCGCCGCTGCTGGTTGTTACGACCGCTTTGAAGGAGAGCACAAGCTGAAACAGATTGATGAGCACATCTCGCAAGTAGAGAAGACACTGGCGTCACTTCACCTGATGCGCCGCGAGATTGTGAATCAGTACAATCTGAATAAGTGCGAGCATTTATTTATGTACGGTAAATGCCTTCGCTGCGGCTCTTTTATCCAGGAGATACTAGGATGACCACCAAAGTAACTAAAGAATCCCTGGCCGAGAATATCGGCCGCCTGGAGAGTTACGGCGACCTGTCGCTGAACGAGGAGTACCAGCTCAAGGCGTATCGGATGTTGCTAGCCGCAATGTCTCAGACAGAAACGATAGGGAACTGGGATGGCGCGGAATATTACAGTTCCGCGATAGAGCTAATTAACTACGATGGTGCCGAGTTTGGTTCCGCAATCTATGAGCTAGAGAAAATATTAGGGGTAAACCGTGACTAACATCATCATGGTAACAATTCTCAGCGCGCCACTGGTCATCCTGGCGCTTAAGGAAATGGGGTGGTGGCTGTGATGAAAGAGCCTGAACGGGTATTCATAGATGGCATCGAGTGGAAGCTGTACGAGGTGTTTCACCTTGACGACGAAGGGCGTAAGTTCAGCTTCCACATCCGGGCCATCAGTTTCGAGCATGCTGCGTGCGTCGTTGACGACATACGTGAGACAGCATGGTTAGGCGCACAGATTGTAGGAATTGGCGAATGAACACATTAGCTCTGTTGAACATGTACCGGGAAAAAGGCGTTGCCGCGGTGCGTACGCCGTCGGGAATCCGCTTCATGGGTACTCGCAATATCACACTGCGGCAACTGGCTACACTGAACAGAATCCCGCAGGAAGAACTGGAGGCGGCGTTAAAATGGCAGAAGGCATGACGAGCATCCCGGAACTTATTGCTAAACACGGCAACATGGCGCAGTGCTGCCGTGAGACGGGTCTTAGCGAATTGACTATCGCCAAGTACCGGTTCGACACCGGCTGCGAGAAGCATGTAATTTATAACGGTCGTCTGATGACGCACCAGAAAACATCGCCTGTGCTGTACACCCGGCGCGGCGTAACTAAGACGGAGAGGGCAAACGGTTTATGAAATACTATGTTATGAGTAAAAGTGATTATGCGCCAGCATACTACTTCACTGTGGATGATTTAGGACATATCGACCTTCTCTCTGTTTTCACATTACCTGCAGGTTATGGCCTGTACGCGCAGGGTGAAGACCATTTTAAGCCTAACATACCGCAGCACTATGTCGATTTTATAACCAAGACATTCAGTGAAGCAGATAAGTCAACCTGGTGGGGTGGACATGAAATGACGGAAAAAGAATTTAGCACATGGAGTATTAAAAACGGAAAGTAATAGCCCTCCTGCCCGCCTCTGCGCGGGCTTCTTTTGCCTTTGTCAATATCTCGCTATATAATCCCCTCAGAGGTGCGCAGGGCGCGTCTCATGCGTTATGATGGTCATAACCGCATCAGACAGGAGATTTACCCCATGAAGATTGGCAAGGCTAAGCCGAAAGGTGTTGCCGGTGTGACGCCAGCACGTAAAACAGGCGACAAGGAAAAGCCGGAGGGCTACGTCTTTGGCCGCCCGACTAACTACCGCCCGGAATACTGCCAGGCCATCGTCGACTACTTCGCCAATCCCAACTCCTGGGAGATAAACACTGACGCCAAAAACAGTATGAAGGCCATCCCATCCGGCAAAATCCCTACCGTCGCCCGCTGGTGTCACAGTATCGGTGTGTCGACCCGCGTGCTGGACGACTGGCAGCGCCGCCACCCCGAATTTGCCGAAGCCTATCAGATGGCCCGCCAGCTTCAGCAGTCTTTCGCTGTAGAGCTGGCCGCAGCCGGTATCGGCACAAGCCTGCTTAACCTGTTCATGCAGGACCGCCACGGCTGGAAGGCCGCGAAAGAAGAATCGGAACAAAGTAACGAACCAATCCAGAAAGTGGTCGTGGAGGTCGTCAGTGCAGATAGGCATAAAGGCGACTGAGCCGCAGGCCGCATTCCTCGGCATGCACTGTAAATTCCCGGCCTTCGTTGCCGGTTTTGGCACTGGCAAATCAGAGGTGATGTGTAATTCAGCCCTCCTGGACAGCCTGGAAGGTGGCTCATCGTCCATGATTGCCATGTACGAGCCAACATACGACCTGGTGCGCCTTATCCTGGCACCCCGCATGGAGGAAAAGCTCCAGGAATGGGGGGTGCGCTACCGCTACAACAAATCGGACAACATCATCTACACGTCCAACCGGCAGCTCGGCGACTTCGTTCTGCGCACCCTGGACAACCCGGCGCGCATCGTAGGCTATGAGTCCTTCCGGGCCAAAGTGGACGAGCTTGACACGCTGAAGATGGACCATGCGCAGGAAGCCTGGAACAAAATTATTGCCCGTAACCGTCAGAAGCCGGACACCTACGTACCGACATCGCCGAAGCCGGTTAATACCGTGTCTGTCTTTACCACGCCGGAAGGCTTCCGCTTTGTCCATGACCGCTGGGTGGTGAACAAAAAGCCAGGCTACGAGATGATTCAGGCGTCCACGTTGTCCAATCCGTTCCTTCCCGAGGACTACGTAGACTCCCTGCGCGCAACATACCCGGCGCAACTTATCGAAGCGTACATTAACGGCGAGTTCACCAACCTTACATCTGGCACCGTGTACTACGCATACAACCGGCAGCGCCACAGCAGCCGAGAGACGATTAAGCCCGGTGAAACGCTGTACATCGGCCAGGACTTCAACGTCGGGCAGATGGCCTCAACGGTCTATGTGCAACGCGGCCACGTATGGCACGCGGTTGCCGAACTGAAAGAGATGTACGACACACCGGACGTTATCCGCGCCATTAGCGAGCGCTGGAAGCGCAACGGGCATCATATCGTTATGTACCCGGACGCCAGCGGAAAGAACCGCAAGAGCAACAATGCGTCTACCTCGGATATCGCGCAATTGCAGCAAGCGGGCTTTGAGATTCGGGCTAAGTCGACAAACCCGGCGGTGAAGGACCGTGTTGCCGCTGTCAATAAAGCATTCGAATCTGGTATGCTGATGGTTAACGAACAGGCTTGTCCGGTCACGTCACGCTGTCTTGAGCAGCAGGCCTACGACAAGAACGGCGAGCCGAACAAATCCAGCGGCAACGACCACCAGAACGACGCGACCGGCTACCCAATCGCCTACGAAATGCCGATTGTTAAGCCTGTGATTAACATCCCAGTTCAATTTGCCTTGTGAGGCGTTATGAAAAATAAACATTACTGCCCGTTTTGCCAGCGCGACATCGAACCGTTTATTGATGAAGAAACAGGTGAACCGCTAATCGTGAGTGACCGCGACGACCCGCTGGACAAAGGCGGTTTTGTTTATGTTCACGATGACGTACCGCACGACAACGATTACACTTTTGAGGCCCTGCAATGAGCAACGACAACAGCGTAAGAACAAAACACCGCGAGTGGCTTTACCACTTCGAGAAATGGGAGAAGGTGCGTAACGCTGTTGCGGGCGACCTTATCGGCTACCTGCGCAACGTCGGCCTTAATGAGCCGGATAAAGCCTATGGAGAGGCACGACAGGTGGAGTATGAGCAGGGCGCTATTTGCTACAACTTCACCAAGCGCACATTATCAGGGATGGTCGGCAGCGTTATGCGTAAAGACCCGGAACAGATTATCCCACCTGAACTGGAGTACCTGAAACGTAACTGCGACGGTTCTGGCGTAGGTCTGTGGCAGCATGCGCAGGACACGCTGATGGAGATTGATTCTGTCGGGCGTGGCGGGTTGCTGGTGGACGCACCGGAGACGGCCGCAGCAACGGCTGCCGAGCAGAACGAAGGATTATTAAACCCTGTCATCGCATTCTACACCGCAGAGAACATCATCAACTGGCGCATGAAGCGCTTCGGCTCCGTGAACCGCGTAGTGATGATTGTCCTGCGTGAAGTCTGGGAATACTACGAATCGGACGACGAGTTTGTCGTGAAATACGGTGAGCAGTATCGCGTGCTTGACCTGGACGAAAACAGCAAGTATCGCCAGCGCCTGTACAAATTTAAGGCATCCGGCGGGGACGCGGAGCCGGTAGAAACGATTTACCCGAACCTGGGGCCTCAGCTCGAAGGTAAAATCCCGTTCACGTTCATTGGGGCCAGCAACAACGACGCCTCTGTCGACGATGCTCCTCTGCTGCCGCTGGCTGAACTGAACATCGGCCACTTCCGCAACAGCGCAGACAATGAGGAATCCAGCTTCGTCGTAGGTCAGCCGACGCTGTTCATCTTCCCAGGCCAGGATATGAGTAACGCCGCGTGGAAAGAGGCCAACCCTAATGGTGTTAAAATGGGTAGTCGCACAGGGCATAATGGTGGCTACGGCGGTGACGCCAAACTTATCCAGGCTGAAGCCAACAACCTAGCCAAGCAGAACATGCTGGACAAAGAGACACAGGCTATCCAGATTGGTGCGCAGCTTATCACGCCGACGCAGCAGATTACCGCAGAAAGCGCACGTCTACAGCGCGGCGCGGATACTTCTGTTATGGCTACCATCGCGCGCAACGTTAGCATGGCGTACACCGATGCGCTGAAATGGGTAGCGGCGATGATGGGCCTGCGTGAAGGCGTGGAAATTGAGTTCAAGCTGAATATGGACTTCTTCCTCCAGCCAATGACCGCACAGGACCGCGCCGCGTGGGTTGTCGACATCAACGCTGGCTTACTCCCGGCAACCGCCTACTACGCGGCTCTGCGTAAAGCTGGCGTGACTGACTGGACGGATGGCGATATTATGGACGCAATCGCCGACCAGCCGCTGCCGAGTGCGACAACGGTAACTGGAGATATCCCTGCCAATGCAAACCAGCCTGACCAACAGAACGACGGTAATGTGAATGACCAGAACCGAGTTTAAAATATTCATCGTGGCCGCTGTTGCGGTCACTCTTTACATGTGGTGGTGCGTATGATTCTGATTCTAGCTATCATCGTTGCGGTGCTCTTCTACCCCATCGTTAAATCAATAGGGGACGCATGAGCCTAATCGAGAGCTTCATCAGCCACCAGGTCTGGCTCCAGCGTAACGCGTCGCATGAGGTGAACGAGCTTGCGCCGTTCATCCAGCAGATGCGCGACGAGGTACGCAAGCAGGTGCTCCAGTTCGGCGACGACAACCGCACACGGCAGAACCTGGAAAAGCTGCTGCGCGACCTCGAAGACATCCTGGACGGCATAACCGTTAACTGGCAGGACAAGCTTACAGAGGACTTGCAGACGCTGGCGGGCTATGAGGCCGACTGGACGACGAAGACGCTTACTGCAAATGTCGATGCCGAGTTCGTCACGCCGTCGCCAGAGCAGGTCTGGTCGGCCGCTAAGTGGAATCCGCTGGCGCTGAATGATAAGCCCGCCGACCTGTTCGGCATGATGGCCGGATGGGGTGACACCGAGATTAATCGCCTCGTCACCGGCGTTAAGATGGGCTTCGTGCAGGGTAAGACGACGCGCCAGATTGTGAAGGAAGTCGTTGGAACTGGTGGCCTGGCCGACATCAGCCAGCGCAACGCGGCAACCGTCGTGCGTACCGCGCTTAACCACGTATCTACACAGGCGCGCGAAACGACGTACAAGAAGAACAGCGACATCGTAGAGAAATACGAATGGGTATCGACACTTGACAGCCGCACATCAACAATTTGCCGTAGCCGTGACGGTCAGAAGTACGAGCTGGGGAAAGGTCCTCTCCCGCCAGCGCACCCTAACTGCCGCAGTACGACTGCACCGGTAATCAGCTCGGATTTCGATTTCCTCGATAAAGGAGCCAAGCGCGCGGCTAAAGGCGCGGAGGGTGGTCAGCAGATTGATGCCAGCACGACATACTATGATTTCCTGAAGCAACAGCCCGCATGGTTCCAGGATGAGGCTTTAGGGCCGGTGCGAGGAAAGATATTCCGTAACTCCGGCATCAGCCCGGAAGAGTTCCGCGTGGCTTCGGTTGACGGCTTCGGTCGCCCGTTGACACTTAAAGAAATGGCGGACGCAGATAAAAAAGTTGCCGATTATCTCGCCTCTATGAAATAATATCTACGCCAGCTAGCTTTGGTCGGTGAACTGGAAAACATGAGCACAGAATAGAACCCCGCTGAGGTATGCCTAGCTACAGGCATCGACCAAACTCAGCGGGGTTTTTACGAGGTAAATATGGGATTAGTATGCGGCGTAGGTATCAATGATTTAGCTAAGGGCGCTATTGGCGCTCAAAAACCTGAGTATTATAAACTGTGGACGCGCATCTTAAACCGGTGCTATAACCCGATTGTGCACGCCAAGCAACCGTCGTATGAAAGATGCTCTATATCTGATTCCTGGGTTAATCTTAGTGATTTCAAGAAGTTCCATGACGATAAATTTAGTCCTACGTGGGAGTTAGATAAAGACCTTATTAAGCCGGGAAACACCATTTATGGCCCAGAACATTGCGTATTCATACCAAAATGGCTGAACCGCTTCGCAAGAGGATGTGACCTAAAAACGGGGACATCTTACAATAAGCAGCATAAATTATTTGGTACTTATTGCCACGACCCCGTAGAGAACAAAAAGGTATTTTTAGGTTACTATAAAACCGTAGAAGATGCGCACCGTCAGTGGCTACGGTATAAACTAAACCTAGCGCTTCAGTATAAAGATTTATGCGACTCAATAGATGGTAGACTGTATGATGGTATAGTTCGAAAGTTAACAGTAGAGGATTAATTATGTCTGGATTTTTCATTGTAGTTGATGTTCCGGCGCGCCGCGTCGTTCAATACAAACGTGTGGCTCACTCAGGTGACGATGTTGTTTATGTGTCCGACGAAGGTATTCTTGGCGACCCGATTAATGCGATGCCGTTTGCGGACAAGACCGGTCTGGCTGTGACTTCTGGCTATTTCGGCATGGTTTACGAAGTGCCGTACCTGGAAGACGCAGGCGACGTGTATTTTGCAACGCAGCCAGAGGATGCACAGCTCGGTTCA